TTTTTTTTGTATCATTTGTAAGTATATTATCTATATATGATATATTATCTATATATGATATATTATCTATAGATGATGTTTTTTTTGATGATGTTTTTTTTGATGATGTTTTTTTTGATGATTTTTTTGATGATTTATTATAGTTATATGTAGAATTATTTGCGCCATAATCACTAATTGATAATACAGTATCTGTATTGAGAGGTTTATTAAGCATTAAATAGTCTATATATGTCATATTATTCATATTATTATACTACTAAAATAGAAGATAATAATTTTTATAATTTATATTAGTTAAAATTTATTGTGAATTTATTTAATGAGTTTAATTGATTATCTTTTTTAATTTTATTCTTTTTTTTATTATTTTTCATGTTGTATTTATATTTTTGCATATGAGTTATATTACAACATATTCCCTTATTATTACAACTAAATCGTATATATTCGGTACTAGTTATATTATCTACAAAATTTCGATAAAGTAACCTATGAAGTGCTACTTTTTTTTTCATAAAATAAAAATTTATATATTTTCCTTTATTTATATTATTGTTTGTAATATAACCATTCCATATTGAGCAAATATCATCATTAAAAATACTTGTATTTATATATTTGCATATACGTTTCAAATCAGAGTAACTAAGTTTCAAATCAGTTGGTATATCATTTAGTTGCTTATTTACTAATTGATTTAACAAAATATTTTTTGATATTGGTGAGTTTATATTAGTCATATTTACTAATAGTTGATAAATAATTTTGATTATATTATTAGATTATACATATATTACTCTTACTTTATCAGGAATATCGTCGGAATCTTCGTATATATACAATATATTTACAGTATTTTTCATATTTTGTTTATTATTATATTTTTCAATTATATTTATTGGGATATTTTTCTTTTGATTATCATATATGATATTATCTACAAATATAAATTTAATAATATCAATATCACTATATATAATAACTGGAATATTGTAAGTATTACTTAATATATAATATTCAATGATACCAGAAGTTATAAGAGATGTCCTAAATAACTCATCAATAAATAATGGAATATTCGTATCTATATAATTTGCAAGAGTATTCTTTATTGTATTATTATTTTTTGGATTATTTAACCAATCAATTATAATACTTCTAAAATAATTAGCCATATCTGTCTGCATATCACTATGATATCCTAAATTCCGTACCTGTATATCATAATACTGGTGTTTACTCCATGTATATGCATTAACAAATGCTCTTAATATAGTCATATTATTATGTATAATTGTTTGCAAATAGTAGTCGCCCATATTTTCTATATAATAATCATCAACATCTGTAGATTGAGATTTTTGTTTTATAATTTTTCTTTTACCTACTATAGGTAAATTATTTCTCCCAAATAATTCTTTTAATAATTTATTTATATTTGTATTTGTTGATTTAACTATATGTTGTCCTTTTTTATATGTAAACTTATTATAATCTACAATATCAGATACATAATGGTAATCTTCTTTTAATATTTCAGCAGCTTTATAACTATCTTCAATAAGTTCTCCACTTATCTTATTAACAAATTTAATAATCATACTTTTTGTAGCAGCGAAATAACAATTATTATGACTCCATTTACAGTGTAAATTAGAATCACATGTATCTTTGTTCATATTATTACATATATCTCTTGTATTGTTAACAGCATATCTATTTGTATCTGGAATATTATTAATGATATGGACAAGTTTGTCATATTTTCCTCCTTTCTGATATTTTTCAAATAATTTTATTAATGAACTATCAGTGAGTCTATATAAGATACGTTTTAGTTTGAACTTTCTCTCTTTTTTATCAGATTTTTTATCTCTTATAATTTTTATAATTTTATTTTTAATATTTACATTATCATTATTAATATATTCACTAAATTCTAATCTGAAAAGTTCATAACTTTCATTCATATATTTTGACCTATTAACATTAACTATTCTATTATCAAGAATAATATTATTATTGCCAGATTCCAAGTATTTATCAATTTTATCATATAATGTTGCTTCTCTAAACAATAATTTATTATTATTAAGCCATGATATACCTATAGATTCTTCTTTTATTGGTATTATATCAAAATTTTTATTATATACAGCGATAGCTGTTATATTATTATTATTACGAGATATATAATAAACACCAACAATAGATAAATCATAAATATTATTAAGTATAGTATTAACTTCATTTAAATTTTTAATAGTGTCTTTTAGCGATAATAATTTTACCTCAAAATTTTTAATAATTTGCAAATTGTATATAGATCCAGATGGAGTCACAGGTAATATTGTAGAATTATTTGTCATTATATATCTACATTTATTACGTATATCAATAATTTGATATTTAGGATTATATTTATCTCCATATTTTTTATTATTATTTAATATTTTGTATAGTTGTTTTGCAGTAATATTATTATCCTTAACATGTTTCAGAAGATCTTGTTTACAATTTTGGATATAATAATCTGATACATATTTAACTATATTATTAGGATTTTCTTCATATTTAAATATATATTGAATATTTATTTGTTTGCTATATTTATCTTTTTTTTCTACAGATACTATTGGATATATATGATTTCCTTCTTTTAATAAAAATACTGTATCATAGTCAGGATTATACACATTGTCTAATTCTTCATTATTTTGACATATAATCGTGAAATCATCACGTACATGTTCTTTTTCCAATGCCATTCTAACGACAATAGATTGTCTATTAAACATTATTATATTTATTCCATTTTTGCTAATAACACCTGGTATAGAAACAAAATGATTAAATAATTCAAAATTCAATATATTACTAAACTTGATATAATCAATAAATTTTTGTCTATCTTTAAACCTATTCCTTATATCTCCATTATTGATAGATGTAAATAATAAATTACTTTTATCATTTTCTAACTTATTAATAAGTGTATTAATAACACCTTTTGCAGTTAACCCATATAATACTCCTATAGCTCCTAGAAAATTATAATTATCTTGATTACTACCATATTTAAAAAAATAATTAGGTGTTGTTGTGATAAGATAATGCTGTTTAATAATATGTTTTTTATCTCTTACTGTATTAAAATAATAATTAAGATATTTAGGTAATCTTCCAAGTCTTCCTTCTTGTATCTTATTTGTATCTTGAAGTATGTATAATTGGTCACCAAATACTTTATTTGTATCTACTTTATCCTTTTTATTAATTTCTTCTTTGCCTATACATTTCATAAAAAAATTTTTTTTATTAGCATTTGATGATGTATAGAAATCTTTTTTATAACAACAAGGCATACATAATCCATGTGGATTTTTACTTCTTGTAAGAAATCCGATGTGCATATATTCTCCGTTTATCTTTGGAGAGCAGGTATAGTATATAATAGAATTTTTATTATCTTTCTTATTTGTTGCCTCTAATCCTACAGCACGTACAGTTATAGTAGATATTTTTCCAGATTTATCTTTTATTTTAACTTGTTTTTCATATAATCCATTTTTACTGTTTAGTTTAAATTTTTGTTCTACTAATTGATCAACAGTGGATACCATTTGTGGTTGACGTATCTTGTCTCCTGTATTTTGACAAGCACGAGACCATTGATTTTGTCCTTTTTCTGGTTTAAAACCTAATCTATCAGAATCAGCTGTAGTCATCTGTTTTATATTTGTAATATCTTTATCATATTGTATAGTAGTATTTACTTTATTTCGTCTTTTTGCAATATCTGTTAACTTTTTAAGTTTATCTTGTAATTTTTGATATTTTTTATTTTTTAAAAGATATACTTCTGAATATAAATATAATAATACATTTAAAAAGTCTACAATACGATCCATTTGATCATGATTTCTTGCTCCAGATATTCTTATTTTATAATTTTCTCTTTTTTTCCCTTGAATATCAATACCTATTCCAGGTGGTTTATATTTTGGAATATTTTCTATTTTTTTTAAAATATTTCGTGATTTTTTAATATTTGGATATTTTCCCTTAACATAAGATATTTCTTCTAAAGCTTTTTCTAAAGTTATATTAAATTGTTTAGATATTTCATCAGCCAATGATTTTTCTGTATAATCATAATTTCTAATAAAATACAATATACGACATTCTATACGGCCCTTATTATAATATTTAGAAATTCTCTTATATCTAAGATATGTACCATATTTACTATATTTTGAGTATGTAACATTTTTAGCGGCTCTTTTTCTAGGAGATATCTGTAAAGCGATATAAGGGAAAAAATATCTGGAAAAATCTGATAAATCATTATGATTTATTGTATAATCTTCAGGTAATTCAAATTTTTGAATGGAATTTATAAATGCAAATTTGAATTCATGATCTTCTGGTATATTAAAGACTGTTTTATTATCATCTGAATTTATCCGTTTTATTAACTTTCTTGCATATATGTATGTATTCATTACATCATTAATATTAGCCATCCTTTCTTCTTTCCAAGAAGTCTTATATTCTAATCTTCCAAGTTCAGATAGTTTAATTTGTGTAATATCTTCTGTATCTTTCAATTTTATCTTAAAACTTAAACCGTATGGAGCCGATTCAAACCACTTAAACATAACATCTGTATTTTTTTTATTTTGACCGAATTTTAAAATTTCTTCTTTGTTATATTTAAATATAATTTCACCATTTGGTGAATGATACTGTATAAATGGATACTCTTCTGTTACATCAAATTCATTAAATATTCTAAACATATCTAATTTGGCAGATTTTTTAGAATATGTATTTTGTAAATTTGTATGAACAACTGATTGTATAATAAATCTTTTCGTAAAAATTTTTTTATAATCTTCTTCTCGCTTTACATTTTCAACAGTATTCATAATTTCATTTTCTAATAGTAGATCATTTTTTATAGTATTATAAATAGTAGTTATTCTACTTTTTTCTACATTTTTATTATTATTTAGATAATTTATGATATATTTTACATTATCACTATTAATTCTTCTAAAATATACTCTAATATACACATCAGTAAGATTATTTACTTCTTCTTCAGATGCAGAATATCCTAAACCTAGCTCATGATAAATATCTAACATATAAATTTCATTGTTCATATAATATCCATCATAATCAAATAATACATAATTATCATTATCTTCCCATTTAATTTTACTACCATATCTCTTAATATTATCTTTTAACATTCTTAAATTACCATGTAATCCCTCATAATATCTAATTTTCCTATTTGGTAATATGTCAATTTTTAATAATTCCGTTTTTTTAATCCATTTTTGTCCTAACATAACTGTATCTAATTTATTTTCGAACATATATTCACTATATAAATATTGTCTTGATGGTGCTATATAGGCCACATCATCAAACTTTGCATTGTTTTTTATTGAACAACATATTTTATTTTTTATTACTTTAATTGTATCATCTTTGTAAATATATTGCGATGTTATATATTTTTTCTCATATACATCCTTTAATAATTCATCTTGCATATTATCATCTTTTGATTGATCAAAATCTAACATATCTTTATCAACCTTTTTTAATATTTTATTATCATCTAGAGCTTTCTGTATTAAATCACTTGTTTTTTTAATATTATCGTCTTTTTCAACATCTTCAAATATCTTTTCAATATTATCTAAATCTATTTCTTCATCTTGTAATAGGATATCACTTTCTAATCCTTCTTCAAATGATACAACACCATCTTTATCAATATCACCTGGTAATAAATCTCCTCCTAATTGATCTCCTCCTAATTGATCTCCTCCTAATTGATCTCCTCCTAATTGATCTCCTCCTAATTGATCTCCTCCTAATTGATTTTTTATTACAGGAGCTCTTCTTAAAGTTCTATAATCATCTGTATCAAATATTTCTAATTGTTGTTCACTTTTACTATATTCTCTGTCAATAATCTCTTCCTTAACAATAGATTCGTAATTATAAAATATTTTTTTATCCATGATAACAAATGATTTAATATGTTTATCATACCATTTTTTACCATATTTTCTAATTATATTATCCTTTACAGAAGGTGTCTTTTCAATTATACTAAAAGTAGAATTTATATGATAACTATTAAAAAAATATCTATACCAACTTTCACCGTAAAATGATGTTAATTTATTTATATCATTTTTATTATTATCTGTAAGTGTATCTACTAAATTTTTATTTTTGAAATTAACTAAAATTTTTTTAATATCTCTTGGAATATTACCTATATAAATATATGTGTGATATTGATACTTTTTATTATTATTTTTATATTTAAAAATAATTTTAATAGGATCATTCATGTTTAAATATATTATATAAGAATATAAAAACATTCAAATTAAATTATTGATTCTGTTATAATAAGTCCACAGTATTCTTTTGGATCTTTATCAAAATCTATCTTATTATACATATTATGACTAATAGCTACATCTGTTATAAATGCAAATATTTTTTTAAAAAGATTAGTATGTCCATATTCAGGACATGCTATGTGTGATATTTCATGTAAAACAACATACATTAATATATTCATATTATGCATATTATTATCATGTTTTGATCTTAAACAAAACACTAACTCTTCTCCTTTATTTACACTATAACTAGTGTAGGAACTATTTCCAGCAGTTTCACTAATAACAACATTATTTGCCCTTTCTGATAATTGATTTATATACTTTTCAAATTCTTTATAATCTGAATTTTTCTTATTATTAAGAATATCAACTATCTTAATTATATTTTTATGTATAGTAGCAAGCATATTAGCAGCTCTTTGTTTATCATTCAGATCTCTAACTAAATAATATTTATTATCTACATCACTCTTAATAAGAATTCGTTTTCCCATAGAAAACTTAAAAAGAATTATTAATGATATAATAAACACTATTACAAGTAATATCTTAAACTTTGCCATAATAATATAATTGCATATAATAATTATTAGGAGTGGATGAATTGCAATGTAGGATATATAGAATTTATTTTCTATAGAGATTATATAATAACTGTATGGGTGGAATTTTATCTATACCAGAAAAACAAAATAACTTAACATCTAATCAGATATTAGATAATATCGAAGGTTTGTTAAATAATAAAATTTCTAATTTTTCTCCAAATACTATCAATACTGCAGATTTTGATAATGTTCAAATTGATATGGATGGAGGATATTCCAGACGTAGGAGATATCTTGATCTCGAAAGTGAAATTAATAAAATAGCACAATATGGTGGCAATCAAGAAGAATTTAAACCTATTAATATGGATGGATTTGATCAACTTAGAGATTATCTAAGAACTCAAGTAAATCAAAATACAAATAGATCCATTTCATCTATTAATACAAATTTAACAGATGGTACTTTCAATAATATAAATATGGATACACCAGTTACTGATCAAGTTGATATAAATGCATTATTACAAAATATAAAAATAAATAATACCCAATTGGGAGGTGTAAAGAATTATTATTCAGATGATAGTTCTGAAAAATCAGATAATTATGATAATTCAGACTATAATAATATGAATGATGATATGAATGATGGTATCAATGATGATATCAATGATGATATCAATGACGATTTTAATGATAATATGAATGATGATTATAGTGAAACTTCATACAAAAAATCAGATATTCAAATATTACCATTTTATAGCGAATCATCATCACAAGACTACTCTTTCCAACAACCATATGTATCAAATAGATTTGATTAAAAGTTTTATTATAAATTAACTGTTAATATATCATCTTTATTATCATCATCTATATTATTATCTGGCCTGTTAAACCAGTATTTAATCGGTCTTATACCTTTTCTCTTATTAGTTTCAGCAATTATGAATCTATTAAATATTTTATACGGGTCTTCAACTAATTTTTCTAAAAATTGTATTGACGGCTTCATTATCTGTTTTTCGATGTAATACAGATAGTCTAATTTTATATTATTCTCTATAACATAATTTGGATGTTCAACTTTATCAGCTTGTAACTTTATTTTTTTCTGTTTTGTCATAATAAATACATAAGGTATTCTATCATTTGATTGTGGTTTATTTCCAGGATCCCTTTGCCCCATCCTATCGGCTAATACAGCATGTACTATACTAGATCTATTTTTATAATTAGATTTTAAAGTTTTTGTTATTATAAAATTTTCTATAGGATAATTTCCTTTTAATATATCTTTTAATACTGTTTTTGTGTACTGTATCGCTTTTTTTGTATTTCTTTCATTTAAAATAGTATCGACTATACCACCAACAACAACTTTAACTATAGGAGCATTATCCCTTCTCTTCAATACTATACCCATAGATTTCTGATAATATTTATTTGGATCAGTCTCATATAAATTTCCAACATATCGCTTTTTAGACAACAATATAAATGGGTAAAATGTCTTTTCATATTCTAAATTATGTGGATGTGGCATTATACAATTAACTAAATCACCACATAATATACCCATTTTAATACCTATAGATAGAATATTTTCATGGTCCAACTTTTTACCAGTTTTTTTATCTTTAAAATTAAAATCAGTAAATACACTATCAGTATCTCCATAAACACATACCGGATCAAATATCATCCCTTCCATAAGCTTTTGAATCTCTTCATAAAATATTTTTATAAAATTATCTCTTGACTCATATATTCTTGTAATACCTTCCATATTAGTATATTTTCCATACTTAAAAACATCCGTATTTAACGGATCCTCCGGAAACATATCAACACCATTACATGAATTTGTATCAAATAATTCGTTAATCCTCTTAAGATATAATTCATAATCAGAATCAACTATCGGATTAACTATAAGAGGAAATACATCCTCTGTAAACTTTTTAGCCGCAAATAACATCTCTCTTCCAGTAGCTGTAGTTGATGCCGCCAAATTTTTATTATAAATTTTTGAAGTTTTAGCACCTGTTTGTCCATATAATGAATTTGCTGTTATCTTATATGCTAATTGTAAACCTTCTAATACATTCCATTTAAATGCATCTTTTGTACTTTTTTGTAATTTTCTAGTATCGGCACGAGCATCCAATAAATCTTCTAAAATTTCAGGTAATATAGCTTTATTTGATTCATGCTTTGCAAATGTGCATACTTTGTCTAAGCCATTATCCAATTGATATATAACATCAATATATCTATATCCTTCAATATTCAAATATTTTTTATCAACAACTTCTGTTTCATGTGAAATACCTCTTTGAATCATTGATCTTGGATATAAACTTGCATAATCCTTAACTACTATAGGAGCAAAATGAACACCTGTTGTTGGAGGTAATACAACAGCACCTTCATATCCATCTCCATCTTTTAATATAGATAGCAAAGGATTCTCTTCACACATATGCTCTGAGATATTTACACTTAAATTTCTAACTTTCAAATAAGAATCTAATCCTCTTATACTAAATCTGATAATTTTAACCTTATCACCTTCATATTCTATAGGTATTTTTGATGTTTGTAATAAATTTGCAAGTTTACATATATCATTAAATTTGTAAATTGCTAATAATACGATACTTTTAAACCGCCTGAGTATATGGTATGCATCTACTATATTTTTATGTATATGTTTAATTCTCTGCAATATCTTGATATCTCTGATTTCATATAACTCTTTCAAATCACTTTTCATATACTTTTTGATAGGGCGTAAATCTAGACTACATATAATACTTTTTAATTGCAAATATTCATTGACCTTTAAACTGTCATAATCTTTACGTATAACAAGTCTGCTTTTTAATGGTACTGTAACTGGATCTGTTATATTAACACATTCCAAAAGACTTTTAATTATCACATCAATGTTTTTTTTCATTAATTGCTTAACTGAAACATATTGTATCAGATCCAAATCCGTTTCTTTATTATATATCCATCTATTATTAATTATATCATCTTCTTCTGGAAGATTCTCTTTTAATAACAAAAAATTTTTAAATTCATTCTCATCCCATTCACAATCAGTGTCTTCTATATTACTTATTTCTTTTCTAATAGCAGTCGGATCTTCCTCTGATGATTGTTGTGCTTGTCTTAATTTTTTTCTTAAATTTAATATATACTTTCTTTTTGATAACTCCTTAATAAGACTATATTGCTCTATAAGAGGTTCTTTGTGTTTCTTTGTCCATTTATATTTTTCACACTTTAATGCAAACCGTTTATATTTTTGTACATCTGGATTTTTGTTTAACCAAGGATATTTTTCCAATATTTCATCAGATGGTATAGATTTTCTATATAATGCTGGTATAAGGTGTTTTCTTTCAGCACATTTTTTGGCAACAAGACTAAATATTTTAATTCCTTGACCACGCAAAAATATATATGACAATGGAACGCTACATACATTTGACATACCTATATTATTTGTAAGTATCTGTAGTTTTTCCATAAGTTTATTACATAATACACAATCCTGA